AACGCATAGAAGATTTAGAAAAGCGTTTAGCATGGATAGAAAAAACCACCACACGAAAAGTAAAATAACATGAATCAAATATATCTGGTATGTACTCGTAGTGCCATCAGCGCCAGTGCATTAGCATACATAATCAATCAAAGCCCACAATTCTACAATGTAGTACATAAGAATTTATTTCTACAAGAAGATGGCGATCATTTTGATACTGCTAAAATAATTGAAGACTGGTGGAATGTTCCTAGCATGTTTAGTGCATATAATCCAGATGTTAGAAATAACGAAAATATAAAATTAGAAACACTACAAAACCTATGTAACGAATGGCAAAAGTTACAAACAGGTAAACACATTGCATTCTTTACACATGCAACAAACACAGCAGATATTATGAAATGGAGAGATGAACACAATCTTCCAATAACTGTGATTACCACTATCATGGGTAACAACTGTTACAAGTACATGGACTTGTTCTTAAAAAGAGAATACAATGACGAAATGAATGAGTTTATAAACTTATTTGAAGCATGGAAACATTTATACAATCAATTTTTAGCTCAAGATGCCATGTGGTCAGAACATGCTGATGTTACACTTGCTATGGACGATTGGTTAGATAATCCAAGTGTAGTATATCATGCATTAAATATATTTCCTAACAACAATGTACAAACGTGGATAAACGAATACAAAGTAGACAATCAATATCACGAATGGGATATAAAAGTAAATGATGTAACAAATAAGTTAAAAACCATGTGTTATATCTATGGAAAATATGAGAGCTTATTTCATTCAAATCAAGCCAGGAAGCTATTTGCACTATCAGTACTAGAATCTGTAAGAAAACAACATGGAATTGGACTAACAGATATAGATCAAGTAGTAAATCTCACCGAAAATATCATCAGAAAACAATTGACTTTAGCGTAATTATAGTCTATAATACTACTAATTAACCTAGGAGAATATCTATGAGCATTACGTTTAATCAAGACGATATAGCAAAACTTAAAACACTAATACAAGAAGGTATCCAAGTAAGTCAGGAAGTGGAAACACTTAATGAAGGACTAAGAGATACTGTAAAGCATATCGCAGAAGAAATGGGCATCAAGCCTGCAATCATTAATAAAGCTATTAAGGTAGCATACAAGGGCGAACTACACAAGCATAGAGATGACTTTGACACACTTGAAACTATACTTGAAAGCATTGGACGTCCTGATTAATGGAAAAACGCAAAAAACTAGATGATAAGATTAAAGAACTAGATAGTACTAGAGTCTTTAAGAAGATAACACCCAAAGGTGATTTATCGTGGTTTGTTAAATGGGTATCTGTTGTGCTAATTCTATTTGCCACTTCCGCAAGAGCAACAGGTACTATGCCACAGATTGATTTATGGTTTGGTTTGTTTGGTACACTAGGGTGGTTTTGGGTAGGATATCTTTGGCATGATAGGGCACTTATATTACTTAACGGTGTATTAGTTACTCTTATTTCCATGGGCTTAATGAAATATTACTTTGGAGTGTAATATTGATTGATAAGATAAATGCAATATGGGGTATAGATAATAATACTAGTAAGTTAGATAAGTTTACAGGGTATGAACATCTATATGATAAATTTGATACTTACACCAAAGAAGTTTATTACGCAAATCCACAACAAACAATACAAGAAGTTTATGATCTATATCGTAGTGTAAATCTTGTTCCAATCACATACTTCACAGAACAAGGAATGATTGATGAACTTAAAAATTTTAAAAGCAGAGGATATAACCACGTTGTAGATAATGTACAAGGTTTAGGTAACAATGCTGGTTCATCTATTGGAAGATTTTTATTTCCTAATATGATGACTGCTGAACCAAAAGGTAGAGGGTCAAACAGTTTACGAGATAGATTCTTAGATGAGAAAAAACTTAAAAGAGCAATACGCATTTGTTTTGAATTCAGAGACAGTAACAAACTTGTATACCCAATGTCGCTAAGAACTGCATTAGAATTAGTTACTGGAGAGAATGTTACTAACTTTAAAGCCCAACATGCCAGAAGTATTGTAGAACATTTGTGTCCTGTAATGTGGGGTAGAGTATATGATTACAGTATGGGATATGGCGGCAGACTGTTAGGAGTAAGTGCAAGTAATATGAACTACACTTATATTGGAACAGATCCTAATACAGAAACATTTGCTTATTTAGAATATTTAAATGAACTAATAGGCGGCCCTGCAAAAGATAATGAACTATACTGTAGTACAAGTCAAGATTATCAACCAGAAGATATTGACTTAGCATTTAGTAGTCCACCTTATTTTAATTTAGAAAAGTACAGTGATGAGCCTACACAGTGTATGGTAGAGTTTAATAATCTTGATGAATGGTTTGAAGGATACGCAGTACCAACAATGCAAAACATATACAATGGATTAAACAGTGATGGAATCTTTGCAACAAACATTGCAGACTATAAATCTTATGATAGAAAAGAGCCATATGAAGTTGTAGACCGTTGGATAGAAACTGCTGAAAAGATTGGATTTAAACACAAGAATACTATAAAAATGTTACTAAGTACAAGACCAGGAGTTGGTAACGATCGTAAAGAAGGTAGACAAAAGTGGGAAGGCGTTTATGTCTTTGACAAATAAAAAATAGAGCGTATAATACTAATATGAAACAAATAATACATGACATGGAATGCTTACAATGTGGAGATAGGTTTATTACACCTGTGCCTAGACCGTGTGTTAGATGTGGACATAAGTATCTTATTGATTGGGGATTTAAAAAGGTGAATAATAAATGAGTTATGTAGACGCATATCATGATAAAAACAAAGACGTTGTACAAGTTGTAGAACGTGTAAATGGCAAAAGAGAATACAAAGAAATTCCCGCCAAGTATACATTTTATTACAAAGACCCTAGAGGTAAGTTTACAAGTATCTTTGGTGAGAAACTAGAACGCATTGTGTGTAACACAAGTAAAAAATTTAATACAGAGAAAAAGATTCACGGACATAAAGGATTGTATGAAAGTGATGTAAATGTTATTTTTAAAACATTTGCTGAAAATTATGATCCACAATCAGTACCAGAATTAAATGTTTGCTTTTTTGATATTGAAACAGACTTTGATAAAGAAGTGGGGTTTGCTCCACCTGAAGATCCTTTTAATGCAGTAACAGCCATTAGTATGCATAACAGTTGGATGAATGCAACAATTTGTCTTGCTATTGGTCCTAAAACTATGACGTTTGAAGAAGCAGAAACTGTTACTAACAAGTTTGAAAATACCATACTATTTGAAACAGAACGTGAAATGCTTGAAGCGTTTTTGGAATTAGTCGACGATGCAGATATTTTAACAGGTTGGAACAGTGAAGGCTTTGATATTCCGTATCTTGTAAACAGAGTATCTAGGGTAATGAGCAAAAGTCATACACGCAAATTTTGTTTATGGGATATGTTGCCTCGAGAACGTAAGTTTGAACGTTTTGGTGCAGAGCAACAAACATATGATTTACATGGTCGTGTACACATGGACTATATGCAATTGTATAGAAAGTATACATATCACGAAATGCATAGTTATAGTTTGGATGCAATTGGTGAATATGAGCTAGGCGATCGTAAAGTAGATTATGAAGGTACATTAGATCAATTATACAACAATGACTTTGAAAAGTTTATTGCTTATTCAAGACAAGACGTTGACTTACTTGTAAACTTAGATAAGAAGCTACAATTTATTGACTTAGCAAATGTGTTAGCACATTCTAACACAGTGTTGCTACAAACAACAATGGGTGCGGTTGCACAAACAGACCAAGCAATTATTAACGAAGCACATACTAAAGGCTTAATTGTTCCTGACAAGCGTTACGACAGAGATTCAACACAAGCCGCAGGTGCCTACGTTGCAACACCTAAAAAAGGTATGCATAAATGGGTTGGAAGTATTGACTTGAACTCACTGTATCCTAGTATTATTCGTAGTTGTAATATGAGTACTGAAACTATTATTGGACAAGTGCGACACACATACACAAAAGATATGATTCAAAATGCTCGCACAGTTGCTGAAGCATGGGAAGGAAAGTTTGCATGTAGGGAATATGAACTTGTAATTGACAAGAACATTGACGAATTATTACATTTAGATTTTGAAGATGGAACTAGTTTTGAAGCCACTGGTGCAGAGATATATGAAATTGTGTTTAACAGTGGACAACCTTGGATTATTAGTGCTAATGGTACAATCTTTACATACGAGAAAAAAGGTATTATTCCTGGATTGCTAGAGCGTTGGTATGCAGAGCGTAAAGAACTGCAAGCAAAGGCTCGTGATGCTAGAGCAGAAGGCGGTGATAAGTTTGCGTTCTGGGACAAACGACAGTTGGTTAAAAAGATTAACTTGAACAGTTTGTATGGTGCGTTACTTAATCCTGGCAGTAGATTCTTTGATAGTAGGCTAGGTCAAAGTACAACACTAACAGGTCGTTGTATTGCAAAACACATGGCTGCAGAGCTTAATAAGATTATTGCAGGCGAATATGATCACCAAGGTAAAGCAATTGTATATGGTGATACTGACTCTACTTATTTTAGTTCGTATCCTATGCTAAAAGATCAAATTAAAAACAACGAAATCAAATGGGACAAAGATACTATCATTGACTACTATGATGCAATTTGCGAAGAAGTAAACAAAACATTTCCTGGCTTTATGAGTAGGACTTTCCATACAACATTAGACTTAGGTGCAATTATTGCCGCAGGTAGGGAAATGGTTGGAAGTGCAGGTTTGTTTATTACAAAGAAACGTTATGCAATGCTAGTGTTTGATAACGAAGGCAAACGTGAAGATGTAGACGGTAGTGCAGGTTATATTAAAGCAATGGGCTTAGATTTAAAGCGTAGTGATACACCACCTTGGATGCAGGACTTTTTAAAAGATGTATTACTTGAAGTACTAACTGGTGCAGAAGAACAAGAGATACTTGATAAAATTATTGAGTTTCGTAAGAGCTACAGAGAAAAGCCTAGTTGGGAAAAAGGTTCACCAAAGCGTGTTAACAACCTAACTTCATACAAAGGCAAAATGTCAAAATTTGAAAGAGATCGTAAAGTAGCACACAAAAATAATAAAACAACAGGCGAGCTTAAAAAGCCAGCAATGCCTGGTCATGTTACTGCGGCACTTAACTGGAATAAGTTGCGTGAGATTAACAGTGATAATTATGCTAACGAAATTGTAGATGGCATGAAAACTATTGTATGTAGACTCAAAGATAATCCACTTGGAATGACAAGTGTAGGATATCCTACAGATGAAACACGTCTTCCACAATGGTTTTTAGATCTTCCTTTTGATGATGATCATATGGAAACAGTAGTGGTTACAAAAAAATTAGAAAACCTACTAGGTGTACTAGATTGGGATTTAGATAAAGCGGCAGCCAAAAACACGTTCAACAACTTATTTGAATTTTAATATGCAATTAGTAAAAGAAAATAAAGAAAAAAGAAGACGTGTTTATAAAAGTGAAAACTTTTACCGTAAGCAGTGGGATTTTATAAACCAAAAATGGCTTGATAATCATATTGATATAATGGAAAAAGTACGTCCAGGTTATATTGTTAAACACGGCATTGAAGATGGTAAAATGTTTGTTGATACTAAAATTATCAAAGGCACAGTAGCAGATATATTACCACATACACCAGAATTTGTAAAAAGCATATATGATTTTTGTTTACAAAATATTAATGAAACACAACCATTTGCACATGGAGATTGGGTACTTAGTAACATTATTATACAAGACGACTCTTATGTATTAATTGATTGGGATAATGTTGGTGTGTATCAACCTAGTGAAGTTTCTGCTAAATTAGAAAGTGACTTAAGGTCTGCTTTCGGAAAGAGGTACGATGAGATGTTACGCACATTGGAATAGTATTCTTTTAGTATTAGCTACTTTATTACTTACTGCATGTGGTCCAACATTGTTTACAGTAGGTGGTATTGTAAATGTTACTGCTGGTGATATTGCTACAGTACCAATTAAGAAGAAAATAATAGAAGAAATAACTGAAAAACCAAGCAAAACTGCGGATAATTAGGTATTGACATTGGGTGGTATTTGCTATAATATATACATATGAAATACTTAATTATAGTTGCAAGCATTTTATGGGGTGTATTTTTCTATACAAATGCAAAAGCAGAAGAAACATTAGTAACGAACGAGCAATTTGCATATAAAGTAAAAGGTTGCGTAGACTCATTGTATGCAGATGAAACAAAATACCCATTAACCAAACAAGTTCCATTAGAACTTATTATTGCTCAAGCGGCACATGAAAGTGCATGGGGTAATAGTAGATTTGCAGTACAAGGAAATAACTTGTTTGGAATTAGAACGTGGAATCCAGAAGATCCACAACTAAAAGCAAAAGGGGCCCCTGATGCTCCTTGGGGTGTAAGAACTTATACTAGTTGGTGTGCAAGTGTAGAACATTACTTACACATACTAGATACACTTCCTGTTTACTCGCAATTTAGAGAAGAATTGCAGTTTCAAAGAGAAGTGATAAAAAGCGTTACACCTATAAATTTAGCATTGTATCTAGCAAGTTGGAGTGAACAAGGTCCAGAATATGTAAGGTTGCTACAATCAATAATGTTAAGTTTATATCAAAAAGACTTCTATAAAAAGATAACATAAGGAAATAGCATGACTGACTTAGGAATTGATGTACAAAAAACTGTAGATAAACTTAGTAAATGGGACGACAGACACGGTGGTCCATATGATAGAGGTGGTGCAGATAGTTACTATAGACGAGGTTGTAAACCACATTATTACATAGGTGCTACACATGATGGTACTAGAGTAGAGCAAGAAGATATGACTGATGCAGAAATTAGAGCATATGAAGCCGGCTATAAAGACAACGAAGAAGCTGGTGATTTCAAAGATTGGGGCTAAACCCATTTTTAAATAAATAATACTGTATTACCGAAAGACTTAGAAAGGTTCCTACATGGAAAATAAAAATGAAAATTGGGGAGATAGTCGTTGGGAGTTTACCAAAGCTCAATCACAATGGCACTTTGATCCTTTAAAAGAAGGTAATAAAGATTACCAGAACGTATGCACATTTGAAGGCGATTGGGATGATGCAGTAACACAATGCTTAGGTAGAGTTCTTGACAGTTCATGGTCTAGTCGTAACCAACTATCTAAAGATGATGATCATAGAACATATACTGCTGATGCAGAAGAACAAGATTTAATTCGTGCTGGTGCTGATCCAAAAATGGAAGTATTTCAACGCACAAAAGCAGAAGATTTTGAAGTATTTCAAAACATTGCCTCATACCTTGGCATGGAAGAATATACAATTAAATTCCACAATCAACGCACAGGACAAATGCTAAACTGGCACATTGATAACTTTGCAGGTCGTAAAGAACGTGGAAACACATTTACAGAAATAGCCGCAGATAGAAACCCAGAACTAATGCGTAGATTTGTAATTATGTTAGATGATTGGAAACATGGACAAGTGTTTGCATTAGGTAACAGTAATTGGCACCAATGGAAACGTGGTGAATGTATTACTTGGGAATGGCGTGATATTCCACATGCTACATGCAATATGGGTTGGGATAATCGTCCTATGCTACAAGTAACAGGCTGGACAACAGAAAAAACACACGAAATACTAGCAAAAAGCTCTAAAAACACCCAAATAAAAGTATAGAAATTAAAATAAATTTACAACCCTTGCTACATAAGGGTTTTCAGCATGGCCAAAAGGTTGACAGAACCAAGAACTCTTGTTATAATATATACATATTAAACAATAAAGGAAGGATATGAAAAACTCTAAAGCATTTTTAAACAGTTTTAAAACAACATATATGGTTGGAATACGCCCTATTAATGCAGAATGTTCACATGTTGATAATGTTTATGTAAAAGCATTTGGATTACAAGATGCTATGAACAGAGTAGATGCAGCAGTTGATCATTTAGAATATGCAGTAAAAGATATTATACCAGCAGGCGATGATTTGTTTGGTATTGAAGAAAAATGTTGTGATAGAGTATCAGTAAAAGATATTGGTATTGCTAATGAGTTTTTTGGTATCACATTTAACTAGGAAAATATTATGAAAAAGTTTACAATTTTAATGAGTC